TGCTTTCCAATCTTCTTTATCTCCCATTCTTTTTAGTTTATCCGCAAACTCTACAATAGGGTCTGGTCTACCAAATGATTGTGGTGATAAATAAGTTTTGTTGTTAATGTTGTAGTGAAAGTATAATTCAATGAAAGGATTATCTTGATTGAATTTGTAAGGAACGATTCTTACTTGATGTTTTCCTGGAGTTGGTTTCCAAAGTGCATCAGTTTTACGTTGTGTGTTTTGTAGTTTGTTCAGTCTACCTCTGATTGCGTTAATGTCTAAAGCCATGATTTTTACCTTTTAGTGTTAATTATTAATTGTTTTATCGGTGTGTGTTTTATACATATAAATATACGAAAATCGAAAAAACCACCGAAAAATCTTCTCAAAATTCGTATTTATTTTTATTATTTTGCCCACTTACCGTTACTAACGATTTGAGCTATAATTCCATAAACTGATAGGTCTTGGAATGAATCTTCGATTGCCTCTCCAACCTCATCTTTCTTACCTTGTACTACCATTTGTTTTAATCTTTGAATCTTATCATTCATTCTAAACCAAAGACCTGTAAGTGCTATATTTTTATCAGCTCTACTTTTTAAATCAGAACCAACTGATATATTATCTGGTCCATAATTTGCTTGTTTCTTACAGAAGAGTTCATACTGAGTAAACATAATTCTTTTGAATTCATCTGTCATCTCAGGCCATTCTTTTTCCATCTGTTCTACGATACCAGAATTATCATACTTAATAACAGAGTACTCTACTTCATCGGGTGCTTTAAAGTTTAATTTATGTTCTCTTGTTTTTTTTGTTTTAGCTACTGAAGTTTTTGTAGCGTTAATAGGTACTTTTTTTGCCATATATAAGTTATTTAAATTTTAATTTATGTAAAGATAAGAATAATTTTTTAATTATCCAAATTATTTGTAGTTTTTTTTACATTTCCATTTCCCACTGCTCATTATCAGCTGAGATTTGGGAAAGAGTTAAGAACTCCATTTTAAGTTCTTCGATACTCCATTCCTCGTAATTAACACCACGAGGTCTTATACCATGAGCTTCTTTGTAAGCATCACTCATTACTTGTAGAAATTGTTCTTTAGTCCAAGTATCAATCATATGAATAATTTATAATTTTTTTCTTCGTTGTAAGCCTGTACTTCGTATGGGTGGTCATTATAATTGTAACCCATAGTGTAATATCTTTTCATCCACAAAGGAGATTGTAAGTAATGTTGGTATTCGTGAACTAAAGTTTCCACGATATGTTTTTTAGATTTCATCTTAGGATAGTAAATAACAATTGAGTTATCTATTCTATCAAACTCTGCATCTGGAGTTTCTTCCCCCATCTTACCATCATCTTCTTCACCACTTAATCTACCATAGATAGAAGTTTCATATTCGATATAAGGAGTTACTTCAGGAAAGTGTTTTGAGTAACCATAATAGTTTTCAATCTTTGGGAAAACTTCCTCAACTATCTTTTGTATATCCTTTAACTTCATCTTTTCTTATTTACTATGTAAATATACGAAAATTATTTGAATTTACCAAACATTTTCGTATTTATTTTTCTCTAATTTTGCTTACTGCCAAATCAGTTTGTTTTTGTATAAAGTAATCTAATTTCTTGTGAATAGAATCTATCTCTACTAAATCAGGTTTTTGAGTTTGAAATACCTCAGCATTTAACTTCTCAGTCCAATACTCAATTTTTCCCATGTATCCATTTTCGTACTTATTCATATTTTTATTTTTTAAGGGTTTATTTTAACCAAAGGTCATATATGTAATCATAAGAAGTTTCAAGTTCTTCAGATAATTTGGTGAATAATCTTTCTCTAATTAGAGAATCACCTACACCAAAGTATTCATATACATCACCTTTGTTGAATAGTGTATTTAATAAGCCTGAGAAAGTTGAGGTTTCTTTAAGTTCAGTTCCCAACTCATCAGTTGGATAGTTTTCTAAATAAAATTGTTTAATAGTCATTTTTTTAAGTTTTAATCATTTACATAGTAAATATACGAAAAAAAAATGAGAAAACCTAATAAAAAGTGAATTATTTTTTGTTAAATTCTATTACCTCGAAGATTCTTGTAGAAATCTTTTTTGTTCCTTCTACATTGGTAACAATGATTGAGTTTTTAAATTTATCCCAATCGATAGTAAATGATTTATCCAATACACCACCATTTTCTTCTTTTACCAATTCGTTTAGAGCGTTAATGGTATAAAGAGTGTTTGATTGCTTCTTTCTGTGTACCAATATAGTATCTTCCAAAGGCCTATCCGGCTTAACAGAAGTATCGATATTATATGTAATAAAAAGTTCTTCTAAATTACCCTTATTTTGAAGAACATAAATATAGTTGTAAACTATATGGTATGTTTCTCTTATAAGTTGTAGGGTAGTTTGAAGTGCTTCTTTATTAGTAAATGTACAAAGTAACTGTGTTTGCATTAATCTTCCTATCAATTTGTATTCTTATATAAATATGAAATCATTTTAGGAAAGATTCAGTAATGTACATAAAAGTAATGTACCCTCAATTAACGTTGTTATTTAGAGTTAGATTTAAAACAATTTTGTATTTCTTTACTATATGTAAATGTATTATTTGTTTTTCCAGTTGCGCCAGCTTTTGAACGATAACTTTTTTTACCAATTTTAATTTCTTTTCCTTTGGAATCAATAGCATAAACAAATACAGTTTTTCCAGTTACATTACCTTCACCATCTTTAACCAAATCTTCAGCTTCAATTAACTTAAATTTTTGTTTAAATTCTGTTGTATTATCAACACCCATACATCCTCTGAGTACTTCACCATTTACTTGAGTACCACCCATATTTACATCTAATGATGAACCTACCATAGATGATGGATTTCCTTCTTCATAATCTTTTGGTGGATAATCCATAAGAGATAAATGAAATCCTCTAATAGTTTCTTCAGCTTCCATCAATCTACCTAATGGTACACCAATCCCATCTACATCTACTGATTCTTTATTTAGTTCATTAACTCGCTCTCTTTGTAAATTTACAACTTCAGCTCTTTCATCAGATATAAGTTTTTTTACATCAATACCTTCAATGGATGAATCTTTTGATTGTAAAATAAGTCCTACTTTTGTTATTACCTTAACTTCATTTGTTTTACCATTACCATCAGCTACCATTTTACGAATAGCTTCATATTTTTCCTTAGTTGATAAAGAAGTTGTAGTAGAGTCGCTCGATAGGTAACTCATAAATTGCTTTTTAGGCTTACCATCCTTACCAAATATAGCTTCCTCAATATTCTTTTTTAAGGTTTGAGTATCTTTTTCTATGATATCTACTTGAGTATCTACTGATAATTCTGATAATCTATTAGCAATAGTAGCTGCTTGATTATTATAATTTTCTTCGATAGATGATATTTTATCAGAGTATTCATCAACTAATGATTTTGCTTTATTCTTTTGCTCATCAGATAACTGTTCAAGTTTATCAATAGATGATTTATAGTTTCCTCCTTCTTGAAGTAACGTAGAATTATCTTGAATATCAGCTGTTGATGTTTTATCGGAATGAAATTGTATTAATAAATTACCATCGTTATCTTTGATAAAAGTTGCCGTATCAGATGGATTCATTCCACCACCACCAGCTTCTACAAATTTAACTGCATCTTCTTTTGATACTTCAGTACCATTTGGTAATAATACTTTATTTGCATCATTAATTGAAATGGTTTGTGCTGTAATTGAATCGGCTGCACCATAGTAAGTATCTATTTTATCAATGGTTCCAAATTTACCATTTGATTGTAAGTTATTTACTCTATTTTGAGTTGTGTTGTATTTAGTTCTTGCTGAACGAGCTGATATTACACATTTTGAATATAATTTTTGATTTTCTATATCTTTTGGTATTTTACCAACACCAGATGATTTACTTTGCTCTTTACCTAATTCAGTTTCTTTATATTCTTCATACATCTTACGAGCTAATTGCTCTTCATTTATATTTGGATTTTCACCTATCATATGAACAGCTTCACCTGAAGCTATCTCATTGAATGCTGAACCGGCTGAACCAGGAGCTGGTTTTTTACCTGTACCCTTTTGATATCCTGAAAATCCATATTTCATCATATCATTTTTAACATCAGTATCTCCTTCACCAGCTTTACCATATATTTTATTAGTAACGTTTGGAGATTTAGGTTCTTCTGATTTTTCATCAGATGAATCATTTTGTTTAGCTACTCTATCTGCTCTCTCTTTTTCTTTCTTCGCATAATCAGAGTTAGCTTTTACATCTTTACCAAGTTCTTTTTCTTCTTTTTCCTCACCACCCTTTTCATCTTCTTTTGGTATATACTTACCACTTGGTGTTTTTGTAAATTTATCGATATCTGCATCAGGGTTTTCTTTCCACTTATCGTAATCTCCTGCTTTTACATATCCACTACCACCAGTATTCTTGTACTTTTCATCTTCTGCTGATTTTTCATCATCTTCATTAGTTAAAAATTCAAATATAGTTTGTTTTGCTTCAAACTCACCCCAATCTGAAAGAATTTCAGACATGATAGATTGCTGGTCTTTGTTGTATATATCAACAATACCAACTCTCGTGTTGAGTTCTCTTAATAATTTATCTATTAATTGAGTATAATCCATCATGTATAAATATAAGTTTATTTACTTAGTAAATAATCCGTCCAATGTGTACCACTTGTATCTTCATTTGGAAATTCAAATACAATCTCTCTATCATCAAACTTTAATATCTTTTTGAATCCTTTTGGAATAGATGCCCCACCACTAACTTTTTGTGGTTCATCATCGAAAAGTACTTCGATTCTTACATCAACTTGGTAAAAATTTGCTAAGTTTCTTTCAAATCCTTCTAAATGATTCCACACACCTCTATTAAGAGATTCATGTTGTAAAGCAGAATTAGCAAAGTTAAATGTA